TTGTCATTTAATATCTCCAATTGTAATGTTTCATTTCTGCCACCAATGTCTGTAAAATCATTGATAGTCATTTTTTTTCCATTAACAGAGATACTATCTCCAACAGAGACACCTTCAACAAACGGCATTTCTATCATTGTTATATCGCTATTCCTATTAATGGAACACTTCATTGTAGCATCTGCTATAACGATTTCTGTTTCTTCCCAAGCCATGATTCAACCTATACTGTTGCTACTGTAAGATCGCCTGCACTTTCAAATGAGAAAGAATATGTAGTTTCGCCATTATATTCTCCTGCATATTCTAGTGAGGTTAATTGAAATGCACCAGTTATTGTAATTAAATCAGGAACAAGGAATTGATAATTTCCATTTGCACTTGCATGCCACTTACCATACAAAGTTGTTTCTGATGCTGAATCTGTAAAAACACCAGATCCTGCAACTGTCGCACTTTTCACACCACCTTGAGCAAGTAATACTCTTGCATCATTAGTGCTATCTTTATTTGTTACATCAACTGTTTCGTCATTTAATGTAAGGGTTGTTGATCTCATTCCCCCTATGGTTGTGAAGACTTCTGGGGATGCACCATCTCCAATCTTCATCAATACCGCTCTACCTTTTTGTACTGCCATATTATTCTCCTTTTAGCTATCGGTTACAAAGGCTCTAAATCGCATAACCCCATGTCTTGTTATGCCGTCATCTTCTAATATATCAGTTGTAAATTCACATCTGCAATCTACAAATGATGCCCCAGACACGGATAGGGAACTCTCATGAAGAAGTCTGTATATTTCTTTTTGTATATTTTTAATTTCTTTCATTCCTCTATAATCACTAAAAACATCTATATTAAAAACATATTCTCTGCCATCTAAAGTTTTACTTCCATTATCAGATGTTGTTTGTGGACCTATAACAACGACTGGTAGACTTGTACCATCTGGAACGGAATCAAAAACACCAGTTATTAATGCACCTAAAGTACTATCCCCATTTAGTGTACTATAAATCCTTTCTTGTAATGCAAAACTATGTAAACTCATAATTTATTATACCAAATCCTTCTTGTCCTTGCTACTCTTTAATGGATGTCCAGATGGTAATAAATCTCTATCAAACCTTCCACTTCTATATCTTCCAGTTCTAACTGCAAAAAGGAAAGCATTTACACGAGCAATCGCCCATTGGTCTGGACCCATTACATTTCTTCTAACAGATTCTGGATTAGTTCTATATGCACCAACACCTCTACGGAAAACTGCCTCTAACATTCGCATAGTAACTCTTTTTCCTTTTTTATCTCCATGCTTTTCATTATGTTCTTTCATTTTGTTTCTAAGAGTTTCTTTTATTCTTGCACTAACTTGTTTTTCTTGCTTCCCAGTTTCTCTTAAATAAATAGCATGGCTAGAACATGGCATATAATAATTTCTATCTGGACCTCTTACTGTATGAGTTCCATCACAACCTAATTCACTTGCTCTCCTCCTAGCTTGTGAAACAGATGTAAACACATCACGACCTTCTCCAAATCTTGGGTCTTGTTTCATTTCTCTTACAATTCTTTTTAATGTATCAATTAGTTCTTTTTGCATTAAATGCCGTCCTTTACTGCTTTTCTAAACATTGTTTTATATTTTCGTCTGCCTTTTTCCAATGCAGGTTGAAGGAATGGTCTTGCTCTCATATCTTTTGTCCCAAATTCTAAAAATACACTATATTCCGCTCTACTTTCTACAGATGCACCTAGACCATCTCCATCTATTATAAGATGTATATTACTTGCTAAGAATCCAGTATCACTCGCAGGGGGATCGCCTTCTTTTGATATTCTTATTGTTCTACTTGGATTATATCTTTTGACTGTTTCTCCTGCTCTTGGGTTTTGTGTTATGCTTGTAATAGCTTCGTTTCTAACTTCATTTGCTGAAACTCTTACTGTTTTTTTTAAATTATTAAGAACGTTTTTGATTTTTAGGTTTATTTTTCCATCAAACTCTGGTTTATTAACAACCCTTACTTTAACTGTCATCTACCGCACCCTCAGAACACTTAAATATAAGAAATCTATCCCTTTCCCCTACATCAACAACTGATTTTACTGATAATGTTCTTGTAACTCCACTATCTGACCAAGATATTCTCATTTTACCCCCACCAGATTTGAAATTTATGTTTGAATAATACCTTGTATAAACTTCATGTGTTATTGGGTTTTCAATTCTTCCTGCCTCAAAGTTTTCATTACCTAACTTTGGTATTACTTTAGCCATTACTGTTCGTGTGTTGCTAAAAGATGAGGTAAAACCACCGCCACTATCTGTAGATGTGCCTCTAGTTTGTAGAGTCACACTATGCCTTAAATCGCCTATATATGGGTATTTAGCCATTAGCCTAACCCTATTCCAAACCTCATATTTCTAAAAGGCTTCCACAATGAATTTACAAGAGTTGGAATTGTGGATACATTTTCTCCTCGTATAGTCATTTCTGGATTTTCAAAGAAATGTGATGCTAAAACAATGATGCCCTGCCGTATCCCTGCAGGAACACTTGTTGCAATTGTACCATACCCTGCAACATAGGTAATTTCAATTGCATTACCAACTCTAAGCATATCGTCCCAAGTTTCTCCTGTTCTGAGAATTACTCTACCATATTCACTAGATGTATCTACATAATAACGACTTGATGCCATTGTAGTTTCATTATCACTATCATCAAATGTTTTTACACTTGTTATGCTTACCAAAGGGCTAAATGGCAAATTAACACTTCTTTGTCTATATTCTAAAAAAGCTCCAGTTGTTATGCCCTCTTTGTCTGGTAAAATAGAATCAGCAAAAGGTATATTATCTAAAGATAATTTTAATGTTCTATTCATCAATGATTTTTGTAGATATTCTTTTGCAACACTTATAGAAGCATCTCTGCAAGCTTCTATTTGTGTATCATGAGTAGTATCATCACTTGCTATTCGCAAATTAGATTTTATTTGTGCCGTTGTTACAACGTCAACTGATTCTGCGGTAACAACACTAACTCCTGCCATGATTTACTCACTTTGTTTTCTTTGTAGTCTTTTTTGGTGCTTTACCACCTTCCCATGCTTCATTTACATCTGGAGTTGATTCGTCATCTGCTTTTAATGTGCCGTCATCATTTCTTGCTCTTTTAACTTCTGTAGGAGCAACAACTTTTTTCTCTGTTTTGTTTATTTCTTCCGCCCAACCTTGTTGAATAAATGTATTTGCGATTCCTTGTTGCCATTCTGCTAACATTGAGTAAGTTTCGCCCTCTACATATTCCATTGTCTTATTACCTAAAATAGTAGCACTACCAATAGATGTTTTTATCATTTTTATTTGCATTTAAATCTCCAATAAAGAAAACCCCCCTTTTTCAAGAGGGGTCTTATTTAGATTAACCAGTAGGTGAACCATCATCTGAACCACTTGCAGGCTTATGAATAGGCATAGTTAAGCCATTCGCACCTATAGGTGTTCCATTTGAATGTGTACCAGTTTTGGTACAAGCCACTCTAAAGTATCTTTTTGGACCAACATAACCAACTGGATAAGTCGCATCATCTTCACTTGCAGCATCAATCGTAGCATATATTCCACTACTATCTACACTTGCAAAAGTTGTAAACTTATCATCGGTTACTGCAGAAAATGAACTATTATCATCACTATCTTGTAGAATTAAATCCCATTTGACAGAAGAAGATAAAGTATCTCCACTTTCTCCAATAAGAACACTTATCATAGCACCATTAGTTCCTGCAGTATCTACACCATTTGTATTTACTGTTGCAGTACTTGTTGCAGGGTCTAGGATTTGAGTTATTGCGATATTATTCGCCATATCTTTAATTGGCATATTCAAATCTCCCTTATGCTGATATTGTTTGAGTTCTAATTGCTTCAGCCATAACTACTTGACCACCTAATCTTCTTCTAGCGACATAACGTATTGTGCCACTTGTAGCTTGAGTAAATGGATCACGAAGTATTGCTAATGCAATTCTATCTACGATCATATATGCTCTGTTGAAATCACCAAAAGCAACTGGCTTTGCTGATGAACCGACATCTGGCATATCTGGAGCTTCTACATATGGCTGTCCTAAAATAGTATTCGGAACACCCACTTGTAAACTAAACCCTGCTTGAAAAACATAAGAACCATTAGAATCAACTAATTGTCTAATCTTACCAAGAGTTGCTCTATTGAAAACAAATGTACCATTTCTTGCATAATCAGTTTTTACTGCTGAATACAAGTCAATAAGTCCATTTGCAGTCAAAGCTGCACCTGCTCCAGAGTTTGTAGTACCAACTGAGCTATTTGTCATAAAACCTTCTGGTTGCCCTGCTGATGTACCATTCACAAATGCAGTACCTTCTGCTTTTGCAAACTGCATAGCAAACTCTGATGATAATTCAGATTCCATATTGAAAGCTGAATCTTCAACGTCTTGCTCTGATATATCTACAAGTGCATATAACTCATGTGCAGTAATTTCTTCCATTCCATAAGTTAATCCAGTTGTTTCTGATCTTGTGCCAGTTTCAGCAACAAATGTTGCAGAAAATGTACCAGTTCTTGTTGGAACTTGAACGGAACGATTAGATGTTTGTCTTACTCTAGCTATGCTTCTGATAGGAGACATTTCTGTAACCTTTTTCATAATTTCTTCAACATACTCTGGTGGAGCAAGATAACCGCCTCCAGTATCATTTGATACTGTTAAGACTTTATGTTCCATTTGATCTAAAGACTCTTTACCTTTTCTCAAATACTTATCATAAGCCTTCATAGTTACATCAATACTTTTTGTATCAATGCCACTTTCTGGTCTTTTCATATTTGTTTCTAAAGTATCTAGTCTTTCTGTAAATGTTTTTTGATCTAACATTTCTTTTGTAAACTTTTGGTTTACATTCTCAAGGGCATCAAGTTTTTCCTCAATCTTGGAGACTTTATCTTCCGTAATTGGGTCTACTTCTCCCTTTTTCTCAAGTTGCTCAAGACGTTCATTATTAGCATTTTTGAAATCTTCAAATGTTGTTCCAAAATCCTCAATGACACCTTTAAGCTCTTGTAAATCAGCCATGCTGACCTCCTTTTACTTGTTAGGTTTAAATTTAGCCATCAAACCTTTCATTGATTCAATAGCTTCGCTTACATCAAGGTCATCACCAACATCTCGTTGTTTTGTGATTATATCTATCATGCCTTTGGCACAAACCTTACTTAATGAACGGCTCAACCCACATTCCTCACGAAAATGAGTTTCCCAGTCACGAATAGTCCTCGTAAAGGCATCTTTTACTTGCTGAACCCTTGCCTTTGGGTTCATTGGAAAAGTCACGAGGCTAATTTCCATCAAATCCACTTCTTTTAACATTCTACGTCTTCGTCTTTCATCATAGTACTGTTTTTGTGGATCTGCTTTATATCCTATTGAAAGTCCATCTAATGCACCCATTTTGAGAAGTTCATATGCTTCCCTTCCTTGTTGAGTACCTAATGCTAGTTTACCTTTAACTCGTAAACCATCACCATCTTCTTTGATGCTTTCAAAAACTCCAATTGGCATATCTTGTTTATGTTGCCAGAGTAATTTAATTCCTTTTGCTCTTTTTCTTTTAAGACTTTTAGAAAATGCACCATCTTCAACAACGTCATTTCCTAAATCTTTATTACCAAAAATAGAACCATATCCTTCAAACTTACCATAAGGCTTTTTATCATCATCTTCATCATCATGATAAGCCTTTATTTCACAATTTGGTAAATAGATATTGCCAGTATATATTTCATCATCTTTGGTAAAATCTTCAGACAAATTCATGTCATCTTCCTTTCCTGCAAAACGATTTGAACAAACTGCAAACCTTTGGCTATTATCTGGAAATTCAGACCGCATCTTGTCATCTCCCATACACCTACTCATAAATTGTGGTCTTTTCTCACCGCTATTTGGTTTCATAAGTGGCATATTCTCTCCAAGTATATTCTATATACATTAATATATCATGTCTACATCATATTTTCCAAAAAAACTATCTTTTTTTTAAAAAAAACTACATTTTGTAGTTGACAGGTATATTAATATATGCGATATTAAAATTGTAAATACATTAATTAAGAAAAAAAGGAAGAACAAATGAGAAAATTTAAAAGAGTAAGAGTAATAGAAGAAAAAAGAACTTTGAAGCATTCAGAGTTTAGTTGGGATTATTACCTTGATTATGTGGCTAGCTATGACAATGACAGATTAGTTGGTATTAGCAAACATGAGAGAAAGTATTTTGACACTTGTAACGGAATAAAAGGCGGACTCTATATGAACCAAATAAACAAATTCTCAAATGTTTTTCAAAAAGCAAAAGAGATTTTAGATGGAGTTGATTATGAAAGTAAAAGATAAAAAGAGCAAAGTTCATAGCACAAGTAGAGGTTGGGAAAAAGCCTTGAAGAAAAGAGGTAACAAAAAGCAAAGACAATTTGATAAGAGAATTTCAAAGGGAGGATATTGATATGGAATATAAAGGTGCAAATCAACATGAAGATTATGTAGAAGCTTTGAACCATATATTGGATTGTATCAATAAAAAGGGAGTAGATAATTGTTCCTATGATACACAAATTGCCTTTTCACGAGTTTTAGATTTAGTTGAAAGATTAAATCACGATACAGTTTTATATAGACCTTAGGAGAAAAAAATGAATATCAAAGATTACAAATGTAAAAGACCCAAGCAAGGTTACAATACAGAAAAAGAAAGAAGATTCTCAGCTTGGTCAGATGTTTCTGATTGGGAACTTTATTACAAGAATCAACTTATAGGAACAATATATTACGTTGGAACAATGAGGACACAATGGGGAGGTACTCTTGATGAAAACCACTTTAAAATTTCTGAAAGAACTAAAAATGAAGTATTTTATCAATTAGCAAATGAACACCATAGAAGATTGGAGAAAAAAGATGCATAACTTATATGTTAGAAAGCTGATGTTAAATTATGCAAGGCATTACAATGTGATGAAAGAGTATTGGACAATCTATAGAGAACTAAAAGAAATCTATATAGAAAGTGACTCTGATGAATTTGTAAATGCCATGAAACCAAAATTAAGAGCGGTAATTGAAAATAAAATAAAGGAGGAATCTAAATGAGAGAAAAAATTACCAGAGCAGAAGCTGAAAACCTTGTTCAAACTAGAGGTTTTACTTGGGAACAGATAAATGAAATGTTTGATGTAACAACAAATCCTCGTAGTTATACATTTAATGTAGAACAAGAAAGGCAATATGCTATCAAGGTTTTGAATGTAATTTCAAACCTAAAACAAAAAGAAAGAGAAAGGGTATTGTCAAGAGCTATAAAATTAAATAAAATGTAAATACATTAGAGCAAAAATGTATTTCCTCCCCTAACCCCTATCATTTATTTGATGGGGGTTATTCTTCTATAATATCTTCTGATTCTGTATAAACAATAACACAACGACAATTAATAACTTCTGATGCACCGCCTTTTGGGTCTCCAGTATATCTCATTTTTTTACCGCCAACTAAAAAGTCATCATCTATACCTACTTCTTGACCATTAGCTTGAGCATGAGTTGACCTTGTTCTTTCATCTGTATTACTTACCCATCGTTTTATCATTGTTGGCTCGTTAAAATTTTCTGCCATTTTTTGTATGGCAAAACTTGATGCAGTATGGGTTTCTGTTCTTGCTATTGTTGATGATCTTGCTCTAGTAAATCTTGGACTAAACCTTTCTTCAATCAATCTAGAAATAGTATCAACTCCCTCTTGTCTATTATCTAATATTATTTTTGCTATTATTCTTCTTGTTGTTTCTGATATATCAACTATTCTTTGTGTTCCGATTTGGAGCATAAATGCTTTGTATATTGAGTCGTAGTCTTCAATTGCCTTTTGTAGAGTTCTCTGATTGAACATTCTCTGTCCGAAAGCTGTGATGCACTCCAAGTAAAATGGTTCCAACAATCTTTGAAAATTAGACAATAAACGTCCACTAAAGACTTGAAAGCCTTGCTGACCATTTTGACTAAAGGAAGTACTGGCATCAGAGCCAATATTTGAAAAAAGAGTTATTAACCTAAAATTGAGTTGCCTTTCATAGCTTCTTCTTATTCGGTTTATTTCTCTGTATTCCTTTTTTATTGAAATCTTCCGTCTGGTTTGTTTGTGTGCTAGATTTCTCATCTCTTTCTTTCATAATTTGA